GCTCGGTCGGGGTCGATCCTCGCCTGCCGTTGCCGGACGAGATCATCAGCCTCGCTCCGGGAACCTTCACCACCGTCGACCTGGGCATCCCGGCGAACCAGCCGACCTACGTCTCGGGTACGCACGTGGTCACGCTGCCGTCCGTCACTGGCGTGCAGTGGAAGATCAACGGTGTCAACAAGACCCCGGGTGCTCAGCCGGCACTGACCGTCGGTCAGGTCGCTCATGTCACGGCGCACGCCCTCAGCGGCTACGTGCTGGTCGGCGACGACGACTGGGTGTTCAACTACTGATCCTCGCCTGATCTTTTCGGCGGCCCCTCTGAAAGGAGAACAGAGAATGCTCAGTTTGATGGTTGGAGCAAAAGAACACATCGACGAATCGACCAGTGAGTTTGTCATGGTCGGTGGGACTCCGGTGGAGTTCGAGCATTCTCTGTTCTCTCTTTCAAAATGGGAGTCATTGCACAAGAAGCCATTCATTGGTAGTGATAAGACGAACGAAGAGACCTTGTCCTACATAGAATGCATGATTGTGACTCCCAATATTCCTCCGGAGGTTTTCCAGAAACTCTCTCAGGAGAACGTTGAGGCCATTAAAGACCATATCAAGGACTCAATGACCGCAACCTGGTTTGCCGACGAAGGAAAAGGGAAGAGCCGTGAGGTTATCACAGCGGAGGTCATCTATTACTGGATGATCGAATTGAGCATTCCGTTTGAGTGCCAGTATTGGCATCTGAACCGTCTGCTCACGTTGATCAAGGTGTGCAACAAGAAGAAAGAGCCGCCTAAGAAGATGGGTAGAGGCGAGCTTCACCGTCGAAACCGTGAGTTGAACGCCCAACGTAAGGCTCAAATGCAAACAAGGGGCTGAGAGGAGGCAACGTGACACGAGTGGAGTGGGATACTCCCGGTGAGCGCATCTATGAGAACGGTGTCGACCGTGGGATGCTCTACATCGACTATCTGGGCGTCGCTTGGTCCGGTCTTATCTCGGTCAACGAATCCCCATCTGGCGGTGAAGCCCGTCCGTTCTATCTCGACGGGATCAAGTACATGAACCTTTCGGCGGCCGAGGAATACGAGGCAACGATTGTTGCTCTCTCAAGTCCTCCTGAATTCGCTGCTTGTGATGGCGTGGCGAATCTGCAGAACGGTTTGTTTGCTAGTCAGCAACCGCGAATCTCGTTTGGGCTCTCATATCGAACGCTGATCGGCGACGACATGAACCCAGAGCGTGGTTACAAGATCCACATCGTCTACGGCGCACTCGCTGCGCCGGCAGAGCGTCAGCACAACACGCTCAACGATCAAGCTGCACCGCTGCAGATCAGTTGGCATATCACAGCAGCGCCAGACCCAGGCATCACCGGTATCAAACCGACTTCGCACTTCGTCGTCGACTCAACGCTCACAGATCCTGAGCTTCTCGAGGAACTAGAAGGCTTTCTCTATGGAACTGAGTTAGAGGTGCCTTATATTCCTTATGCAGCCGATCTGATTGAGATGTTCGCATGACGAGAGTTTCTTGGGGTTCGTTCGATTACCAATCTGGGGTAGATCGCGGGGTTTTCTATCCCAAAAATTCCCCGGGGGAGGTTTGGGACGGAATAGCCGCAATTGAGGAGACCAACGAAGCTAACGAGCGTGTCATATTTCTCGATGGCTACAAGTTAGGTCAACGAAAGAAGGAGGTTCCGTTCTCATGCCGACTGTCGACGTATACGAATCCGGCATCGTGGTATACGACGATTGCCTACCAGCGGAGTGTCGGGTTTGGCTTCACGTACCGGACGATGGACGAAATTCATATCGTCTACAATGCCTCGGCGCAGCCTTCGGAGTTGATGCACCAGTACTCGGAGCCTGGGTTGTATCAGTGGTCGATCACAACAAGGCCATTGGCTCTCCCGGAGGGTGGCCACGCATCGCACCTGATCATCGACACGACGACAGCGTATCCAGAACAGATCTCTGATCTCGAGGATATTCTGTACGGGACCGAGCTCACGGATCCTCGGCTTCCAACGCCAGAGGAGGTTCTTGAGGTCTTCGAGATTCATTCGATTCTTCGAGTGATCGACAACGAAGACGGAACCTACACCGTCACTGGTCCCGATGAGGCTATCGTCATGCTCGATGCCAACACGTTCCAGATCACCTGGCCTACAGCGATATTTACCAGCATCGGCTCGACTACGTATACAATCCGATCTCTGTAAGGAGGCTTCATGGCTACGGTCACTGGTTACACCGCCGCTTACACGGAGTCTCAACTAGACGAGACGATCGTAGACGCTTCCCTTGTCGGCGATAATCTCGTATTGGAGCAGAGAGATGGATCAACAATCGACGTTGGATCCGTCCGAGGTCCAGCAGGAACTGATGCTGCTCCCGGCGATGTTGCCGCTACGGCAGGAACAACGCCCATCAGGGACACCGGTGGTCGTGTACATGTGGGTACTCCTACAGCTACCGATGACGCGACGACCAAGGCGTACGTAGATGCCGCTGATACGTCTCTTGATGGTCGACTGGACACTCTCGAGGGCCAGACGCTGGATAGCCGATTGGATACTCTCGAAGGTGAGACTCTGGATGCCCGCCTCGATGCGATCGAAGCCGTAACAGGCAAAATTCGTCGAAATGGCTCGCAAATCAAGACTACCGACGGTAGCTTGTCCTCGAGTGAGTACAACATTTCGAGCGTCACGATCTCCAACCCCGTAAACGGTCGAACATACCGTATTTATGCTCACGGCAACATTGTTCCTGATACCGCTGCCACTGGAACTGGCGTTCGTATCAAACACGGTATCAGTGCAGTTACAGGTGGAACTCAAATCGCCCAAGCGAACGTGGATCATCGAGTAACGGGTAAGTCATATTTCTACTCGTTGATGGTTGAGTTCACTTTCACAGGCACAACCGGTCAGGCCTCCTACAACGTCGTCGTTACTGGTGCGCCAACATCCAATCAATCTCGGCATAGTGCCGCTTCGACTCAGCCTGTAGTGCTGATCGTAGACGAGATCTACTAAGGAGGAAACGTGGCAGGACTTGAGGTATCTCGTCAAGGCATCGATCAGAAGATCGGTTCTTCGCTTCTGACCCTTCGAGCAGGATTGGATCAGTGCGAGACCGTGGCGATCTGGCTGGCGAACACGCCGGCACCCTCTCCTGAGGAAGACCCACTGGTTGTGGACTTCGGATACAGCGAGGACGAGGCATATTTGATCCGTCTGGTATTCCAGCAGATCAGCGACCTTCGTACCAGTGCCGCTGCTCTCGACGCCAACGCAAGGAAGCTCACCGGCCTGGAGTAGGGAAGGAGCCCGATGGGTGTAGTCACTTTCAAAACTTCGGGCGATTTCAACTCCGTCGAGAAGTTTCTGAACAGAATCAAGAACCTCACCCAGATCCGAAGCGTCATGGATGCTGGCGCTCGAGCTGGAGTGCGAGCCCTTGCGGCGGCTACCCCAGTTGAATCTGGTTTGGCTGCTAATTCCTGGGACTACACCATATCTGCGGACGGGACCGGCTATCGCATCACTTGGCTGAACCATGACGTGGAGAACGGATTTCCAGTAGCCATCATGCTCCAGTACGGTTACGGAACTGGTACCGGTGGCTACGTTCAAGGACGCGACTACATCAATCCGGCCATGAGGCCCATATTTGACAAGATCGCTAACGACGTGTGGAAGGTGGTGACCTCCTGATGCCGAACATTGTTGATACCAAAGTTGTCGAGATGATGTTCAAGAACGCAGACTTCGAGAAGGGGGTCGCACAGTCTCTTGCGTCTATCGACAAGTTGAAGAAGGGCCTCAAGCTCGACGGCGCCACCTCAGGTCTCGATCATATTTCGAAGACCGCCAAGGGCATGAATCTGTCCAACATCGCCAGCGGTGTGCAAACGATCGCGTCTCGATTCAGCACGCTAGGCATCATCGGCACCACGGCGTTGGCCAGCATTGCCGCTCAGGCAGTCCAAACTGGTCTGACGATGGCCAAGAGCTTGACTGTCAAGCCTCTCATGGCCGGGTTCCAGGAGTACGAGACCAACCTGAACTCCATTCAGACGATCCTTGCAAACACTGGTCTGGAAGGCCAGAAGGGCCTCGACCGGGTCAACAAGGCTCTGAGTGACCTGAATGCATATTCCGACAAGACCATCTACAACTTCTCGCAGATGGCGCGGAATATCGGTACCTTCACCGCTGCAGGTGTCGATCTGGACACCTCAACCGCGGCCATCAAGGGTATCGCCAACCTGGCGGCTATTTCTGGCTCGAATGCTGAGCAGGCCTCCACCGCGATGTACCAGCTTTCGCAGGCGATGGCTGCCGGCAAGGCTACGTTGGTCGACTGGAACTCGGTCGTCAACGCTGGTATGGGCGGTAAGGTCTTCCAGGAAGCTCTGAAGGAGACCGCTCGAGTTCAGGGCATTGCCGTCGATGACATCATCAAGAAGAACGGCAGTTTCCGGGACAGCCTCTCTGAGGGCTGGCTCACCACTGAGGTACTGACAGGCACGTTGTCGAAGTTCACTGGCGACATGACTGCAGCACAACTCAAGTCGCTGGGCTACACCGAGCAGCAAATCGCCGCCATCCTGAAGATGGGTAAGACCGCTCAGGACGCAGCGACGAAGGTCAAGACCATATCCCAGCTGATCGGAACTCTGCAAGAAGCTGCAGGTTCGGGTTGGGCGAAGACGTTCCAGCTTCTGTTTGGTGATTTCGAAGAGGCACGTACGCTCTTCACCAACGTCAACAACGTGCTGGGCGGATTCATCCAGCGGTCTTCGGACGCTCGCAACAAGGTCATCGGTGACTGGAAGGCCCTTGGTGGTCGAAAGGTCCTGATCGAGGGTATATCCATCGCGTTCCACAACCTGATGGACGTCCTCTCTCCAATCAAGAAGGCGTTCCGAGACATATTCCCGCCAGCAACAGGTCGAGGACTCTATAACTTCACGGTTAGTTTCCGAAACCTTATGGCGGCGATGAAGCCCGGCCAAGAGACGATGGAAAACCTCCGGAGGACTTTCCGGGGGGTCTTTGCGATCTTCAGCATCGGCATATCCATCATCAAGGGTGTCTTCACGGCGATCAAGCAGGTGTTCTCTGCGTTTGAGGGTGGTTCCGGTGGGATTCTCGAGTTCACCGGAGACATTGGCGATTGGCTCGTGGCGTTGGATCAGGCCATCAAGAAGGGCGAAGGATTCAAGAACTTCTTCGTCGGGCTCGGCAAGGTTCTCGCTGCACCGATTGTCTTCCTCAAGATCGTCATCGGTCTCATCAAGGATCTGATCACTGGCGTCGACAACGTCAGCTTGGACAACCTTGGTGAGAAGTTTGCTCCGCTTCAACGTTTGGGCGACGGCATATCCAAGGCTTGGTCAGGCGTTACCAGGATTCTCGAGGGTGTCTTCAAGATCTTCGAACCCTTGGTGGACAAGTTCTCCGAGTTCTTCTCTGGTCTGAGCACTGCTCTTGCTGAGGCATTCAGTGGAGCGGACTACAACCAGATCTTGGATACGGTCAACACGGGTCTGCTTGCGGGCCTTGTGCTGCTCTTCAAGAAGTTCCTGTCAGGTGGCATCAACGTCGACCTCGGCGGGGGTGTGCTAGGAACGATCAAGGACTCTTTCGAGAGTCTGACTGGTGTTATGAAGGCAATGCAGACGCAGCTCAAGGCGAACGCGTTGCTCAAGATCGCTGGTGCGATTGCGCTTTTGACCGTCTCGGTCGTGGCGCTGTCGTTGATCGACTCGAAGAAGCTGCAGACTGCTCTGATCGGACTGGGTGTCATGTTCACTCAGCTCCTGATCGCCATGGGCATCATGGACAAGATCGCGGCATCCAACGGATTCCTGAAGATGCCGTTCTTGACCGCTTCGATGATCGGTTTGGCTATCGCCATCGATTTGCTGGCTATCGCAGTCAGCAAGATGTCGAAGCTCAGCTGGGAGGAGATGGCGAAGGGTCTGACCGGAACCGCGGTCCTTCTCACTTCGCTGGCTCTGTTCAGCAGGTTCTCAGCAGCAAACGCGGTCTCAGGTGTCGGTATCATTCTTCTGGCTACCGGGATTCAGATTCTCGTGGATGCCGTGAAGGAGTTCTCCGATATTTCCTGGGCCGACATGGCCAAGGGTCTTGTAGGAGTAGCCACTCTCCTCGGGG